TCACTACTAGAGGAAGGAAAGGGACGAGGAAAGGACTTAACTGGTTGGGACTATGTTGTTGAACAAGCAGGAAGGAGACCCGGACAGGGAGTATTGGGTTATGATAGCAGTGGATTCAAACATAACACGACGGGTCATCAACCGTATATTCACAGGGGAAGACATTTCTGCTTAGCATGTCAAATCGAGTTTAGGGGTTGATAAAATGAGTTGGGAAGATATACTAAAAGCACCGCCGATAAGAAATCCTAGAGAAACGGAGTTTAGCCAAAGAGAAAATGAGAATCTATCTATGAGAGAGTATGTAGATTTATTTGAAAGGGTTGTAGACCCAATGATTGAAGAAAACAAGAATGAATATGCCGTTGCTATTCCAGTAACTGAGTTAAAGATGTCAGAAAAGAAGGCAGAGAAGATAGCACAAAAATTGTATAAGAACATGGGATATAATATGATATTTGCAAAGGATGGAACACTTTATTTCAAACTACAAGGAGAAGGAAGAGTATGAGCAAAGAAGAGAAAAATGAGATGCTGCTATTAATGAAGGAACTTGTGAACAAGGTTAACGCCTTGGAGCAAGCGGTATATGACAAGGACAACCTACTGATGAAATCAGGGTATGTTGTTCGTGAGACTCCAACACCAGCAATAGGCAACACACAAGTTCCTGATGGTGGAAACATGTCTTGGGATGAGATTCGCAAGATGACTGAGAGAATGGGGTGAGACTGATGCCGGAAAGAGTTACTAAAGAAGAGAAGATTGTCGAACTGGCAATTAATAAAGCGAAGGAAATAATACAAGAAGCAAAGCATCTAGGAACTATCGAGTTAGATGAAGACGTTATGGGTGAGGAAATTAAGGTCAAAAAACCAAAGAAGAACCCAACTGAAGAATCATTACCAAAGACAAGCAATATAGATGGTAATGAAGATAAGGTAAACGAAGGATGAGGGTCGATGATAGATGACCACTTCAGGCGTAGCCTTTGAGAAAGAGACTAAGGCACTAACAAAAAGAGTCTTAGATTTCTTTGAGAGAGTTCGTTACGCATACCTTTCGGCAAAGGAGAACCCGAAAGAATATGGAAAGAAGTGGAAGTCAACCGTCAAGTCAATCCGAGAAGAACATGACGGCATTGGTAAATTTGCATCTGAGTTGAAAGAGTTCGTCAGAGAGAAGGAACTCTTCGATGATAAGGCATTTGATGTCGAATCAGGAATCGCTAGAAAGGTGTATGAAGATATCAAGAGAATGAGATTTGAATCTGCTGGTGCAGCAGACCCATTCTCAAAACAACTAGGAGACAAAGTGCTGGAAGTCCTTCTGAGCGATAAGGCAACATTTGCATCATTTATTCACTATGCTATGAGAAGCCATGCTAATCCGATACCGAAGAAAGCATGGGAAGCAAACAACCTGAAACCTGATGAGATAACTCAGGGTTCTATGGGTTTGGACATAGAGGAAAAGGATATTCCACTATACATAATAGAGCATTATGGTGATGATAAAGACAGCAAGAGAGTGAAGGGCAAGTTCAAAGAAGCACTTGCGACTTTGAAGGAGGTGTTTGGTGAATCGTACTCAGAAGATAAGTACGATGCACTCAGAGAAATAGACATCGCTAAATCAGCAGATGAGAAGCAGGATGTTGATTTCCTCACTCCCAACAAGCCAATGTACAGAATCTTTGAACTTGAAGATATGAAAGACATCAAGGGTATGAGTGGTGAGTTTGTCGTACAAGAGAAATATGACGGGATGAGAATACAGATTCATAAATTCGATAATAAGATTAAGATTTACTCTTACAATGAAAAGGATATCACCGAAAAATGTCCTGAGATAGTGGAGAAGATGGAGAAGAAGGCATTCGGAGATTGCATACTAGATGGAGAGTTACTTCTCTTTCAGGGAGATGAAGCCCTACATCGAGCAAATGTGATTACTCATATATTCAAGAAGAAAATCGATGGGACGAAATTAAGAGCGCATGTGTTTGATGTGATGAAACATGAAGGAAAGGACTTGACTGACGAGCCTCTTAGAGAGAGAATCAACATAATGTTCTACCAGTACGCACAGCATTCATCAGAAGAACTAGCCTTCCCATCCAAGAAAGATACGAGAATAGCAGACTCAATCAAAGAGGTGGGTGAGTATGCTGACAAAATTATGGAGATGCCCACTTCCGAAGGGGTAGTGATAAAGGACATAGAATCCACATACTACATCGGAAGAAAAAAGAATCCAAAGTGGATTAAATGGAAGAAGTTTGTTGATTTGGATGTCATAGTTTTAGAAGACAAGAAAACACAGAGCGGTTTACATTCCTATACAATGGGCATCGGTCCTCTATCTGCTGAACAAACTAGGGAATACAAGACTGTTGAGATAGATGATAAGAACTACTTGCCAGTGGGTAAGGCACTGAACACTAAGGTATCTGTTGATATAGGCAGTATAATTAGAGTGAAGGTAGATGAGGTAACTAAGAAGGAAAAGGGATTCAGTCTCTATTCGGCTAAAGTCATAGAATTACCTGAAGTTGATGAATCAGATAAACTAGAGACTTTAGAACAACTAGCGACTAAGACCAAGAAAGCATTAGTCCCTAAGCATCCTTTCCTAAAGCCAGCAGATATAGCGAGTCCTCTAAGTGTCATTGCCGAGTTGCAGAGCAGAGACAAGAAGAAAATCAAGAAGTATGTAGTGACTGATTATATTCACGGCCAAGCCGATATAATATGCAAGCATGACTTGGACGGATTCACCATCTATGGGTTTGATGGCGATGAATTGATGCAGAAGAATGCTATTGCTTCTATGGATGAAATGAAGAGCCAGTTGGATAAATTCATGAAGTCCCGTAAAACCAAGTTGAGAGCCAACATCAAAAGAATGGTAGAAGAGAATGACGCACCGATGGAGTTTGATGACATAGAGGCGAAACTCAGAGTTATGGATGGAGATGCTTATGATGAGATATTCGAGAACAAGCCGAAAGCACTCATGGCTTGGATGAAGAATCAGGATGCGTTTATTTTCATCTCACCTAACAAGTTCGATGCATCCCCATATAACATAGAGAAAGATAGTGAAGAGGATGGAGTCGTTGGTGAGTTTGAAGTCAGACAGAGAGATGATGGTAATTTGGATTTCATCATTGAGACAGAGAAGAAAAGAATGGCTTGGTTGATTGACATAGAAAAACCGGAAGACATCTATGACTTATTCGGCAAGTCCGGTAAGTTTCCCGCTAAAGTATCTGAAAAGATAGATAGCACGAAGATTCTAGATTCAGGAGAGTTAATCTTCGGTGTTCAGCGAGATGGCTATCACGAATACAGAATGGAAGGAGATAAGTTTCAGTCCCGAATACATTTCAGAGTTGTTCCGCTAGATGAAAAGAAGTCTTGGATTGTTTTTACGGGTAAGAAACAAGATATGTTGGATGATAAATCCGATGATGGAATTATCGATATTACAAAAGACAAGTATAGCAATTTAGAACTACCTAAATAACCACGTAGTTCTTATAGTAAGAAAAGTAGGTGTAGGGAGTGTTAGTTGAACAGGAGGTATTGATTAGACAGGAGAGTGCTAGTGATTTCACTATTCTCAAGTCAGATAATCTAGTAATCGGAGGATATGCATCCATCGAAATAGTAGACAAGCAAAATGACTTGATAACACTAGATGCACTCGAAAAGGCAGTTAAAGATTTCATGAGTGAGAAATCTTATCGAAACGTCATGTCAAATCATTCCAATGTTCAGGTAGGAGAGGTGATAGAGCAATACCGTGATTCCAATGGTACATTACACAAGACAGGTGTAGATGGTGTCGGATTCTATGTAGTTATCAAAATGAGAGATGACATAGAGAAGGCAAAGGAAATCAACAGAGGAATCAGAAAAGGCACACTACGTTCCTTCAGCATCGGTGGTCAAGCGATATCAAAGAGAGAGAGAAAATCGGAGGAATACGGGGAATACAACGAGATTGACAACTTGGAGTTGCATGAAGTTACTATATGTGAAAAAGGAATAAACCCTGAAGCGAAATTCGACATTTTGAAAGCGAAAGGAGGTAAAGAAATGACGGAAAAACTAGAAAAAGCACTGGAAGAACTCAATGGTCTGCTAACGCAGGTTCGTGATGTTACTAGTGTTACAAAGGAAGATGAAATGAAAGAAGAAATGGAAACAATGGATGAAACGATGAAAGAAGAAGAAGACGATGTTGAGAGCATGGAAAAGTTGAGCGTGATGGGTAAACTATCCGAATCAGGCGAAGACGATGAAATGAAGGCTCTTGATGAGGATTCAACAAGGGACTACGAGGCTGGTGAAGAAGTAGTAAGTGGCGGAAAGCCAAAGGCTGCTCCTGCTGCTCTATCAGTCTCTAAAGGTCTAGAAGGCTCTGACTTTACCACTCTCGACTTGAGTGTTGAGAACGTAGAGAAGGCTTACGAGGCTTTCAGGGCAGAGCAACTAGAGGCAATGGCCTACGATAATCTATCGAAGACATTCGCTGACAGATTCGCTGCTGAACTCGAAGTTAAGAAATCAGCCGCAGAGCGAGCAGAGTACGATGCTTCAACAGAAGTAGCGGCTCTCAAAGAAGAGTTTGCAGAACTACGCAAGTCTCTAACTGCAAAGGATGATGAGATTAGGAAAGCAAGAGAAGTTGCTTTCTCCCTACCCGAAGGATTCCCAACCACTGCTGGTGCAATGGCTGAGATGTCATGGGGAGACATACACAACCTCGCAAGGAAGGTGGAATAAAATGACTGGATATATTAACACTGTAAAAGACTTAGAAGCAGCCACTTACGGCTACGCTGGCGCACAGGGCAACGCTCTGCTAAAGGCTGCTGGTGTCGTTGGTGGTTTCGGAACGCCACACGATGCAGCAAGCAACCCGTTTTCGGGT